AGAGATAGAAGGAGAAAGAGTTGGTTTAGGTGTTTTGTATTATGGTTTGCCAAGTTATTTTGCTATCAATTGTACTCATACTGATAACACTACACTTCATACTTATGTATGGAGAGCTACAGTAACATCCGCATATCTGGTAGCTCATCCAGCAACTGCCACAGTTGGTCATGTAGTTTATATTGATACAGTTAGCTTTTACGAAATAGAAGAACCAACTTCACAAGCAGAAGTTGCAAAGGTCTTCCATCACAGAGAGTTTGGAAATGGTGCGGTTAACTCACTAGGAGGAGGACCAGGCAGCAGTACTTATGCAGATGCAAGTATGCTTCATACTATTGCTGATAACATTTCTTATACGATGGATGATGGATTGACAAGTTTATATGGAGAATCGACAAAGATTGGATGGGATACTGACACAACAGCAGCAGACCTTTTTAGAGGTAGCACTACAGCTATGGCGACTTTGACATTTATCGGTACTGGTATTGAGAGATTTGGTAATATTGATACAACTTCCAAAGTAGCCCAGAACCTACCTTACGGCACACATGTATTTAAACAAGTAATGAACAGTAATAATACTGATACTAAATATTATATGGATGGAGTTGAACTAATAACGAGAGCTCAAACAGCTTTTTTTAACCAAGTGTCAATCCACCAACCCAAGATGCCACCTATTCCAGAGAATGCAGTAGTCATTGCAGATTATATGCTGATGGCAGATTTTGTTCCTCAGACCGCGGCTGGTCTTGATAAAATTAGTAAAGGTGTAAGAAGTTGTTCAGTAAGTCGTGATGTGTTGTATGAAGCACCATCAGCAGATAAACAGATTTTAACTCCCGTTGTCGGTCACTACGGTGGTTGGAAAGTTACATTAACTTCTGATGCATCAGATAATACATCAGTCACACAAAGATGTCCTTCTTTCTGTACAAATTGGGTAGTAAGAGGAGAAAATGTTACTCAGTATGGCTTATATAATGAGACTACTGCATCTGCTGGTGATACAGGGTCAGGTTCCGGTGGTGGAAATTATAAGCACCTTACAACATCTATTACATTAGGGAATCATAATCCTGGTTGGAATGTTCTTGCTTGGCAATCTCCTTCTGTGAATGCTATAGAATTCGCCTCCCCAATCCACACATCAAGTCACTACCAGACATTTGAAACACCCCTCCTCAATGAGTTAGTAGGTGGTGATCGAAACATGGAGCAGACTAATCTGGTGGTTACTCCAGAAGGTAAGACATGGGATGAGGTTACTAGGGATACTAGATATATGGGGAATAGGGCGCTACAGGCAGGTTGTGATCTCATCATGTCGTCTACCGGAAGTCCGATAATTTTTGACGATTGGAGAGGCCATTCCGCCACATATCCTGCAGATGATCACCAAGCTTTCTTCAACAAAGATTTTGCTATTGGTTATGACAGGCACGTTTGTATTAGATCCGGTACGTACATGATTCACGCATATTCGATAAACAGCGGCTCTGGTGTAACAGCTGCGACTGCAAGCATCTCTATAAACGGGGTAGCACAGGTAGATGGTCACACGGGGACGTCCGGTTACACACAATCATATGTAACTTTTTGTGCATTCTTGGAGAGAGGAGATTATGTACAAATAATTAACCATTGGCACTCAAACCATTTGCATAATGGATATTGGATAGAAAGAACTTAATATGTACATATCACATAAAAGCAATATATTTCATCAAGTCCATGAGACTGAGTGTCAATGTAGGAGAATGTCAAAATGTCATATTTAAGCAGCAACAGATCGACGCTTGGAGCCAAGGATAGTAACTTCTTGAAAACTGGCGAATCACACATAGTTCTCGATGTGTTGTATCCTGCTCTTAATAATGTAATGTTAGATGGTTCTACTGCATTATCTGCCGTTACAACTGGCCCCAATGGTTCCACAGTAACATCTAGTAAATATGGAACGGTGCAATCTGACGGTAGGATGTATTACTACACAGACATCAAAGGAAGCAAGCCCATCAAAGACCCACGCATTGGCGCACACTTTGGGACTCAGAGGCATAAGTTTACTTCTATACAACAACTGGATCAAGAAAGTGCAGTGAATGATTTCGCTGTTTATTCAATAGATGGTAGAGATTGGATGAGATTGTCTTGGGGTCAGTCTGCAGCTAACAAAATGTATAATAATGTATATGGACATTATATACAATTTCAAACAGGTGTTGCAGATAATACAGATTGGATTGAATTTACTGGATATTTTAATAATGTAAGCTTCATGGGTGCCACCTCCACAAATTCTAATCAGTATAATACAAGATTGGATGGAGTAGATTCTACGGTAACTAATTTGGGGGTTGTTCAAGATTCTCCAATTGCGGCACTACGTTATGTATCAAGTGGTTCAGTACATCCTCCAACGGTTTTTTCTTCAACGCCATCATTAGGAATTCACACAGTAAGAATTAGTAACGATAGTGCCGGTTATGCTAACCTAATGGGTATGGACCTAACAGCCCAAGACACCACATCAACTGCAACCAAGTCGCAGATACAGATTCCTTCACAGAATGTAGTCTCCTACGGAAAGAAGTTCACCGTTGCTGGAACACCACACTACAGTCCATTTGCAACTAAAGGTGATGATTCAGCATCAACGATACCTAATAATACAACCGGTGACAGCGTAGCTACTGGTTGGGCTGGGTCTACTTCTGCATATTGGGAGCCTACTTTAGATACTGCAACAAGCTTAGGATTAGGATCATGGGAATCTGGTGGTAATTTTTATAGACCAGTAAATGGAGGTAGAGTTGTCAAATGGGTAGACTCATCTGGAGCAATAAAAACTTCAGTAAGCATGATGCCGCCTGAAGCAGATAAAATATTTTCAGCAACTACAAATACAGGAACTTGTGATGCAACAGGAACACACAACTGGTCAACTCAATATCTACCTCAATTTGGTAATAAAAGAATAGGGAGTAATTATGTTACTAATGGCTCGTTTGATTCTAATACTTCAAGTTGGTCATATGTTACTTGTACAGGAGCAAGCATTGCTGGTGGTCAATCAGGCAATTGTCATGAAGTTACCTATGTTTCTGGGTCAGCTTATGCTAGAAATACGAGCGTAACTGGATTAACTGCTGGAAAATTATATGAGTTTTCTTTTTACTTTAGGCTCCCCTCTTCGGGTGCGTCTCCTTCTGGGAGTGTTTCACTACACGATGGGGCTGTATATGTGCCAACTTGGGGAAATATAAGTGATGCAGGTTGGACTAAAAGAACAACAAAATTTATAGCATCTACAAATACATTAAGAATTGATTGTTTTATTAATGGTGCAGGAAAAGTTTTATTTGATGAATTTGCTGTCTACGAAATAGAAGAACCATCTTTACAATCAGAAGTTGCCAAGACGTTTCATGTCAGAGAGTTTGGGAATGGTGCAGCTAATTTAGGAAAGGGTGCTGGTGGAACAGCTGCAGATATGAGTATGCTTGAATATACTCAATATGATAATATTGCTTATGTAATGGATGATGGACTTACTTCTTTAATTGCTTACTGGGTTGGATGGTATTCTGCTACTGGACTTAGAAGATATCAAGGTGATGGTAGAGAACATTGGTACATAACATTTATTGGTACAGGAATAGAAATAGGAGGATCGCCAGATACAGGGGTAACATTAAGAAAAAGTACAATAGTTCAGAATCTTCCTTATGGAACTCATGTACTTTATTGGGATTTTACTACACCTGATGGCAATGCTAATATCTATATAGATGGTGTATTTGTATGGGCACTTCCAACTACCGATCATGGATATGGAATTTGGGATGATGTAACTATTTTTCAACCCAAGATGCCTCCGATTCCAGAGGAAGCTGTAGTCATTGCAGATTATATGCTGATGGCAGACTATGTCCCACAAACAGGTGGTACTTCTGGAGATATTGCAAAGGGTGTGCGTAGAAATAATAATTCACGAGATGTATTTTATGATACATCAGCTTCTACTTTAACATTCAACCAGAACATCTGGCATGCTGGTGGTTTCCAGGCTGGTGTAAGTGGGAGTCAATTAGCAGATGTTTTTAGAGCTGAATTACCTGCTTTTGCGACAAGAGTTGCTTCATTGGGATATGGAGACAGAAGGCAGATATACGTTGATAGTGGTGGTGCAGAAACACAAACTTCACATGGTTCTGCTTATGATTCCGCTGCTCAAATGACCAACGCACAAACTTTAGGATTACATCATTTTAAATCAAAAAATAAAGGTTCTACTGATGGTACTATTTCTTGCTTTGACATATCAACCCCAACCCACACCAGTTCTCACTACAAGGCCTTTGAAACACCATACCTGTATGAGATTCTCGGTGGTGACAGGAACATGGAACAGACTCATCTGGTTGTTACTCCAGACGGCAAGACATGGGATGAGGTTACAAGGGATACTAGTTATATGGGGAATGTAGTGCTAAATGGTCACAGAACGGCCGTAGATGGGAGCTCTGGGGTCAATATTATGGATTTATGGAGAGGGGACCAAGCCGGGTCGGAGTTCCGGCCGTTGGGCAACAAAGATTTTGCTATTGGTTATGACAGACACATTTGTCTTAGAACTGGTCAGTACGTGATTAGGACGTACTCTATAGCGAACTTGGCAAACAGTGAAACCGCGGCTATCTACATAAATGGAGCAGCCCGGTATGCTGGGCACGTTGGAGGGACGAACAAATCACAAACTATGTCATATATACAAGTATATTTAAACAGGGGAGATTATGTACAATCATACCGCCAATGGTTTGGTCAAATCGTCTACTCAGGATATTGGATAGAAAGGATTTAATATGTTTATATCACACAAAAATAATGTAATTCAGCAAATTCACGAAGCAGAGTGGGAATGCAGGAGAATGTCAAAAGGAATATCCAAATCTGAATACTGGGTTTGGTTAGATTCTGTTACTACTGTTACTGGAACTCCGCCTGATACAAAAAGTACAGTAGATTTAAGCGGAGAAACAGGATACACAATAGTTGAGTGTATCGATGAAGATATTCAGGCAAGAATTCTTCAGCTTGGTGATTATGTAAATAACAGTCGTGAACCAGATGAAGCATTAATCTACAACATCGAATGGTCAGATTCAAAGGACACATTTGTAATGACTATAGATGAGGGTGGTAATTCAGTAAAGATAGTTGAGTCAGAAGAAAAAGATGAAGACCCTGAGTCAGAAACATTTGGTGATGTTATAAAAACCAACTACAAAATGTCTCACTTCTCTGGTGATGACACTGCAAAGGATGCAAGGTTACTAGCAACAGAATGGAAATACATACGAAGAGAACGAGATAAACTTTTGACAAGTACGGATTGGACACAAGTAAGTGATACTGCACTTACATCTGCAAAAGTAACTGCATGGGCAACTTACAGAACTAAATTGAGAACGTTACCAGCAGATCAATCTTCAGTAACAACATATGCAGACATTACGTGGCCGTCAGAACCATAATAAATAATATTATGGTTCTCTTATACAGATTTAATGAAGACT